ATAATTGGTTCTTTTTTGAATATCCTCATAATGATTCATTTCAAAAATCGTACTCAACCCCTCTTCTTCAGCAATTTCTATAGCTGGCTTATAATTAAGTTGCATGTGGAGCTGTAGCTCTTCCGAGCTTTCGGGTAAATCTTCTTTAGGTGTGTTAAAAATATCCACTCCTAATTGTTCGTCTGCTTGCATTAACAATGGTTTTGCAACCATGTCTTTTTCAATGTTTTCTTGATATGCATTTCTAGCTTCAGCAGCTAAAGCGTCTTGAGCAAAAGCTTTAACAGTAAAAAGCCTGTCACTCATTCCGTTAACTACAATATCTACAAACTTAGGAATAATAGGAACTGGAGTCCAGTCTAGATTTAAGTAAGATATATCCCCATCAACTGCGAATTCTTTTTTATACTTAGCGATACTTTGCTCTCCTCTAGCATAGAGCCGTCTATTATTAAACTCCATCCATCTACTCCAATACCTACACGACTGTCCATCTCTCTTAAACCATTCATACTGAATAGCTTGACCTATTCTTAACCCGTAGTCTTCAGTTGCTTTTTCCGCATCTGTTGCAAGTTGATTTGGAAAGTTAATTGGATTTAAAATTGTTTTTATTTCCTTCATTTTACTTTATAATTTCACTAACCATTCCTGTGTTTTTATACTTTGCAAAGTTAATGCTTATTTTTGACTCTTGCCGTTGAGGTGTATAAACATGTTTTTGCGTGGCCATAATGGCTAATCCTGAACTAATAGAGGCATCAAATTTAGTTCGTTTGTTAATGTCAAATCTAGCCCAATCCTTTAAGGTTCTATTAAAATACATAGAGCCCATTTCGTCTGGATCACGATATCTTTCTGACAAATCTAATCCTACTCTCCTTTCAATATAAGTCTCAATAGATGAAGCGTGAGCTTGTTTTATATCTTCCGAAGAGTTTGGCATTCCTCCTAATTCCTTTTCAGAGTTAGATAGCTTATTAAATTTCTTATCTATCCTATTCATAGAAAACCCCCTATAACCTCTGTTTTTAAAATGATATAATAGTCGGGTTTTGTTATTCTCAATTAAGGCAGGCATTCCGTAAAACACACAAGCCATTAACACTTCTTCAAAAAATATCTCCGCTGTTTGAGGTCGAGCTACATATTCTAAAAAAAACTCATCACTAGGCGCCTCATCTAAAGTAAAGCTTGTTTTTCCATGCAGCGAACCATTAGACCCCCTTCCATCTACTGTCGCGGATATGTCATAAGGATCACAACCAAAAGCCCCAATATGCTCATTACCAGGATACTTCACGCCTCTCCTAAATTGTATTCGGTTTTGTAAGTGGGCTGGCGGAAGCCATGAAACTAAAAATCTCCCGTGATTGTCGGGCTCCCAAATTACTTCTGTATCTTTTTCTCCATTTTTCCAATGAAATCTTCCTCTTGTTAAATAATGAGACTTAACTAAATTATCATTGTAATCCATTTGTTGATAAATCTTAGTCAAATTAAATAGTGAATTCTTACTCTCATCTCTAAACGCATGCTCTTCTGTTCTAGGGAATTGACGATAAAACTCATTTAAAGCGTCTGCATCATTTTTTAATGATTCTACTTCATTATTCCAATAATCAATAACTCCCGTCTTTATCATTTCCCCATCTATACCTCTCACGGGGGTTTCAGGTGTGTAAAAAACAGGCATACCATACTCATCTAAATATCCCTCAAAATTCCATTCCATAGGGATAAATAGTGCGTATAGTCCCGTTTTAGTTTGACCATTAGCATTCCTAGTTTCAACTTTAGCGTCTTCATACAAATCCTTAAAGTTTTGCCCCCCTTTATCTAAAGCATTAGACGTAGAACCCATTAAACATTTTCCTACGATTTTACGACCTAGACGCAAACAGGTTTTAGTTACTCGCCAGTTGTTCTTTATGTTTTCCGGTCTTTCCCACTTACCGCTTTCATCGTGAATTAAACGCTTTAATTTTTCACCATCATAACTATTGTCAGAGGTGTTTTTCCAATCTATTACTGTATCTAAACCATCTAAACTAACTTCCTCTACATGATCTAAATTGTTTCTTGTTATTTTAGAGGCCGGGACTCTATATCCTAACTCTGTTTTAGGCTTATCCATACCATCTTGTATGGGTTTGAAAAAGAAAGGATAATTATTAGATATTGGAACCACCTTGTCTGTAAACATTTTTTTAGCATCTGTTCCTGTTTTAGAAAGTATACCTATTCGCGAATTACGACTCTGAGTAGCTGTATTCACTCCTTCACATGAGCTCATAAATGAAAAACCGGAACGCCTATTTTTTAAATAGCACATCCCGAAAGATCTGTGGTCAGCTACACACGCTTCCCAGAACAAATAAAAAATTCTATTAGCTTCCCTAAACTCAGGCTTGCCAATATCTATTTTAGTCCATTGAAGATACATATAATGAGTTCCAGTTATATATGTAGGCTTGTTGTTGTTTACAAACCAATAACCATCCTCGCGTTTATCAAACTCACCTTCAATATATTCAATCCACTTATTTTTAAAAGCTTCATCTCTTTTGTTCCACTCAAAAATACTTCTAATCTTTATTAATGTTTCGGGAATATCTTGAACCTCCCATTTATTTGCACCGGTTTTTAAACCATTTGGAGCTAATGGTAAGCCTACTTTTAATCCCTGAATATTGTAAACCTCTCCTAATGTTCCATCTTTAGACACTATAACAACATCATACTTTTCGTTATATCCATATTTCCAGGATTTGTGCTTATTCCCATTTACCAAAACGGTTTTGGGTATAAGGTTTGTTTCTATAGTGTATAAGTCTAGATTCATGACGCTCTTTTTTCAGCAAAACCACTTGAAACTTTTTTCTGTAAAGTCCTACCCTCTAACATAGCTTGCTCGTCTTCAATTCTGGACAATATTTCAAATGCATCAAAAATTGCGAGCTTTTTAGTAGCTGCCGCATTCTTTAATCTATCTGCTGCCAACTCATCTTCAGGATCTGGCGATATAATACGCTCTTCTGCGACTGCAATTAATTGAGTTACAGCCACGCGACCAGCGCTTATTATTCGTTCTTTAAGTTTCTGACTTTCCATTGAGTAAGATTTACAGTTATGTTCCGTGTCCTCATACGGTATAACTTCTCTCCATCTATTGTAAATTCATACTCTGAATCAGGTAAAAAAGATACTACATCCCCTTTTTTTAAACCTAAACGAATTAACTCTGTATTAAGAAATACAAGTTCTCCAACTTCTTTGTCTTCTGTTTCTAAAGATAATAAATCTTGATGAACTTTTGCTAATGGCTTTAAAAAGCAATAAGGTTCAGGACATTTCCATTCATTATTATTTAAGTGTAAATACACTTGATCTACTTCTACAATATATATATCATGTTTAAAATGACAGGGACCTGATCGCTCTCTACCCTTCATGTCGTAGTATTTTCTAAACACATTGTGATGAACTACAACTGTATCGCCTACTTCTACATCCCCTCCATAATTTAAAGGAATAGATTTAACAATTCCAAACCTATTAGTAGCTAAGTGATTTTCTTTAGACGTACTGGTAATTAATTTTCCATCACCATATTGACTAAATATATTATACTTAACACCGTCTACGGGAGATACTACAAAACAATAAGGAGACTTCATTAAAAATTAATATTATACTCTATCAAAAAAGGCATAGTCATACTAACGCTTTTCCAGAGTGTTATTTCTCCATTTTCATGCTCGATATATATTTCAACTTCTTGTTGAGAGTGATTTTTTTTAATTAAATGAATTGTGTATACGCGAAGTACAGGCTGACCTACAACGTAATTCATAGAGTTAGTGTAATCACTTCCTATAGAAATTTTTCTAACTATTGACATCTTCTTGAACAGATCCAGTGTCCAGGTCTACACGCCCTTCTCCGTATTTTTCTGCTAAAGCTTTTTGTTCTGCCTGTAAATATCTTCTTGCTGTTTTGTGATCTTCAAGTAAAGACTTCTTTTTGTCCTCCATGTTGTGTATAGCAAATTCAACTTCACCTAATTTAGACATAGAATCAAATACTTGTTTATTGAGTGTACGAAGTTTTTCTAACTCCGAAGAATCTAGTTTGTTTTTTGACATTTTATTTTATTTTATTTTATTATTAATTTATTTTCTACCTTCTGGAGGTGTAGGTACATTAGGATTGGGAGGAACATCCGAAGGATAGTATCCAAACAATTTAAAATATATCTCGTCAGCCTCTTGGTTTGATGTTTCAATCGGGTTTGCCATAGCTTATATTTATATTACGTTTGCATCAATTATTACATTACTACCTGTAACTATATTTGTAATGTTAGCGTCTAGAGCTGTGTTGGCTGCTAGGCTGTGAATTACATTAATATCTTGTGGTGTAGTGGCGTCAATGCTATCTCCGTCACAAAGAATCTTTAAATTTCCTATCACTAAATTACCTCCCTTTTTGGTAATTCCAACACAGGTTCCGCCATTAGTGTTTGTTATAGATCCATCTAAATAGTAATTAGTTCCTGTCCCGGTTATCTCTACTAAATCAATATCGTTTCCGCTTGGACAACTCAACTCTCCATTAAGTCTTATATCTCCCCCAGTCATACCGCCTAGGGTTAGAATTGCCCGACCAGTTTCTGTGGTTATGTTTCCGTTGATAGTAATACTACCTCCTGACATATTTTGACCTATTAATCCATTCCCTGTTGCGGTAGTAGAAAATAAATTCCCATTAACTATGTACGAGCCTCCTGAAATATCATTAAAGTTTACTATATAGTTTTCACACTCCACAATAGGACAGTTTACAACCACGTTAGCTCCATCCACCATATCCTGTACTGCATAAACTTGAAAAGCTCCTGTTTGAGTAATCCTATTAGCTGTAACTACACATGTTCCTGAGAAACTTGGTGTATTACCTCCTCTACAGTAAAAAGTCCAACTACCTGAATTTTTAATTCTATCAAAATTAAAAGTTGTTTGAGAGGTGTCTCTGGCGGTACAAATATATCCACCGGCACCGTATATCTCCATTAGACTACCATTAAAAACTAACTTAGAACTATCTAAAGCGGTTAACATTACACCTTGTTCTTGTCTCCAGCTTACAGCTTCACCATAAAATTCTGAAGTCCCCTCGCTTCTCACTATACCTCCAGCCCAATTGTTATCTACACTTTCTAATACATTAATATCTCCTTCGCCAAAAACTGAGAACTTTTCCGAAGAACTGGTAGCGGGAACATTTAAAGGAATTACTCCTAAAGCTATAACCGCAGCCGTATTTCGCAAGTATCCTAAAAGTAATGGAGATGGAATGTCTTCCAACACTTCTATGACGGTTTCAGCCCCATCATCCTCTACAGTTACTATAGTAAATGGAATCTGATTTAACCCACCTTCATTAACAATAAACCTAGAGCCAACTTCTAAATAAGCTGCCCAGTTTCCATTGAATCTAAACTTTTTTAATACTTGATTTATAGCTGTTACACCGGCTGTCAATTGACCATTAATTTGTGGAGGAGGAACAATAAGAGCGCCTGGTGAAAGATATAACTGACCATTAGGGTATTGAATTTCCGCTTCATTATATTCACCTGGATACACAAATATTAAAGAACTAGGCAAACCATCTTCTACCGCTTGATCCCTGGCCGCTGAAATAGTCTTCCATGGTTTAGACAAAGTTCCCACCGTACCTGTGGCGTCATCACCTTCCGGAGCTACAAAATAAGTAGATCCAAAAATCCCTGGTCCACCTCCACCGCCAGTGGCTAAATCTACCACATCTCCTACAGTAAAGTTTTTGGTTGCGTTATTATTATTAACGTCAGTACCAATTAACATATCAGTTAGTTCTGGTAAAGTAGTTGGGTATAAAGCAATCTTGGTCATTTCTTTTTCTTTTTAAATATCACTTTACTTGGCATGATTAAAATTGAGCTCTAACTCTCCTTGTTTGTTTAACTTTCTTCCCCTTGGATTTTTTTGTGTTAGCTTTTCTTTCATTACGTCTTTTGTTGCGATCCGCTTGTTTTTCCATCCTCTTCTTTCTCTTATTAGTTGTAACTCTAATAATATCGTTCCCTTGTTCGTTTTGACCCACTACATAAGAAGTGAGTTCGTTTCGCTTTTTCCAATCCTCTCTACGTTTCTTTCTTTTAGCTTGCCTAGCCGCTTTTCTCTCCTCACGATCAATAAAAGAATCTTTAAAGCCTATACTATTGTATTTAGGTTCTCTCATTTTTAATCATTTAAAGGATAATATTTTTCCTGTACGGGTTGAACCCCTTTTCCTTTTCCAGCCTCTAGTCTTTTAGAGCTTTTCAAAGCTTTACGAGCACCTCTAGCATTTTTCCTGGCCTTTTTCTTAGCTTGCCTAGCTGCTTTTTTGTCTGGATCTGGTTTTAAAAAATTAAAATCAGGTGTAGCCGCAAGCGGGCTGCTTAAATCTCTTTTATGTGCCATAATAATTGTGTTTATACAAAGATAGTAATTTATAATAATAATTTTCCAAACCTCTTTAGGATGAGCAAAAACAGAAATAAAAAAGAAAGTATAAGAATAATGCTTCCATATTTCTGCCACCAAGTTAATTCCTTGATAACTACTTTCTCAAAAGGAATAGCTATTTCTTTAATAATAGTAACTGTATCTCCTTTGCATTCCACGTAATGATGAAACTCTCGTGTGATAGTGTCATAATAATACTTAGCAAATACTTTTTCATTATTAACTATAATCGTAGAGTCATGATAAATAAGCTGAGTAGTAGTATCGTGTGAAACTGATTCTATTACTACAGTATCATGTAAAATTAAATTTAAAGTATCTTGTTCGAGTAATTCAGGATGTTTGCTAATAAGCCTATTCATCCTTTTTTGAGGTGAACAGGCTACTAACAATAAAATTAATATGCTACTCTTTAGGAAGTGCAATTAAAGAATCTTTTGATCTTAAAAACAATAATCCAACTGCAAGCCAGCCAGACATGTCCATAGGCGTGGCTTTTTCCATAAACAGCATAACACCGCAAAAAATAATAATCAACACACCTAATATAGTGGTAACGTAGTTTGAGAATAACCTATTTTTCATAATAAATCTTTTTCGTTAATTAATGTATAGGTGAAACTATTTCCCCATACTTCGGCTGACATTTTCACAATATCCATATGAATCTCATATTCCTTTGGATTTTGAATTACTTGGCAACCAGCTGAATAACCATTTACATGGTCTATACTAAACTCATCATCAGCTTGATGAATATTTATTCCAAACATTCCTGTTTGTTCTGACACGTCTATCATGTCATAATTTTGATCTTTGTCGTCATCTCGATAAACTGTAACATCTCCCAGTCGCTGACACAAAGCGTCATACTTCCCATTATGTTTATCAACACAATAAACCCCCTTATATTGGTTGGGTACGAGTATTGCACATCCAGCCGGGTTGAGAGGTGTTTCTAAATATTTTAATCCTGGTAAGGTAGTGCAAACCATTTTGTATGCATTCCAATTTCCTTTGAATTTCCAAAAAACACACATTAAATCGTTGAAGTCGTTAACAACTGGATTGGTTGCTCTAATCCCTACTATGTTAAGGTTGTAAGGTTTTGAGTCATGCTCATATACTGAATAATTAAGTCTTTTTAAAGATCTAATAACATCATACGTAGATACGCCTTTCATTACTTTTTATTTAGAAGGGTTGATATCATCCCTTTTATTTCTGCTGTGTCTGATTTAACTTTATTAATAGCTGTGGACATTTCTTTCATTTCAGAATTAACCAGGTCTTTATTAGATTGAATAACCTCGTTTAATTTTTCCATTCTAGTGTCTATATCTCTACGAATAGATACTCTGCCGTTTTTAGCGTTCATAAATTCCTCTTTACATTCGTTGTAATAACGATCAGCCCGGACACTTAATTCTTTAATTTTTTCCGTTTGCCTATCATTGTCGTGCTTTAATTTAAACCACGCTGTTAATAAAGTTACAATAAATCCAATGATATATATAACATCCTTAATGTTTATATGTATTTCATCGGGCGACATCTCCTTTTATTGTTCAGGAATAGGTTCTTCCCAGGCTGGGGTACTCATTAAGGTAAGTGCTTCTTCATGTGTTAATGTTTGACTTGGTACAACAGTGCCGTCCTTTATAAATGTAGGCTCTATATTGTATTTAATTACAAAAAGAGTATCATCTAAACTTCTTCTAATTGTTCCAGCTGAACTTTGCCCTACTTGTGAAAAATCAATGTTTTGCAAATCTGTTGCAATATTGCATATAGCATATACTAAGTTATTTAACATTGTTTCTATTTTTTGGGCGGGTATATTTTTTCAAGAGCATTAAAAATAACGTCTCTTCTATTTTGTAACGCTTCTCTTTTCTCTTGTTTTGTAGTGGGTATTGTACCCTTAAATGGCAATTGCATATCTACGCCTTCTTTAGGAGAATCTTTCACAGGAGTTTTCCCCGCAAATCTACGAGACTTTGATGAATAAGCATCCCATCCCCCTGGTTTGTCTTTAACTGTAATTGATATTTCTGAATACTCCAAGGTTTTTGTAGGGTCAGCTTCAGGAAATGGATTCGCAACTACTCCCCCTCTTTTCACTTCACCTTCTAATACTCTTTCAGGTGCAGCTTCTCCCGAATACTTATAATCCACCTCAAAAGTTGCATCTATAGGTCTAAGTACCGTTCCTTTATCGTCTGTTACTGTTATTATTCTTTCCATTATTTATTTTTAAGCTATTGTAAATTCTACGGTTGTATCTTTTTGAGTGATAAAGTCCATGTCCACATACACATCTGCCTCGAAATTTCCTGGATCAGTTGCTATGATATACATGGCATTAAACTCTACCGGATACGTTGGTACGTTTTCTTGATTAACGTAAAATAATCCCGCTAGTTGTCGTGAGGTGTCTGTGGCATCATCAACCATCGCTCCAAGGTTTATTGGGTTATTAGTATACCCTCCGAATCCATTAAAGTCTACAGACTCAACATTAGATCGGTTGTTAATGAAAAATATGTTTCCCGCGCCTACTTCGATAGATCCTATTGTTACAACATGAACTGTAGCTTCGGGGGTTAGAGAGACAATACACTTTAAATTGTAAGAGTCATACTCAACGCCCCCTATAGTATAGGTGGCTCCTAATTTGCTTATTCCTGCAAAAATTCCACCTGTCCCACTTTCTAGTTCGGTGGCCCCAGTGGCTCTTCTCTCTGTTAAGTCTTGAGAGGCGTTAATCCCTACAAACTGCTCATTACTTGGTATTGTTGCCATAATTTTATTGTTTTAACAAAGGTAATAAATTTATTTTTAACTTGGAATGTTGTCTAGTGTGCTCACTTTACCACTGAGCGATTATATCGGTTGCGGTAGTGCTTGTAGAGTTTACCCTCAACATTTGCACGGGCATAAATGTCCCATCTGGTACTGCTACATAAATTACCTCATCCCCCCCAATTGTTAAAACAGAAAGGTTTCCTTTTGCTCCAACATAAAGAATACAGCCGTTGTTTTGACCTGATTTATATAATTTATATTTATTCGCTGTTGTGATTCCACCGGCTAATGTAACTGAAAGCTGAGTTCCGCTATCAACATTAGTAACTGTTGTAGCTTCCGAGCTGTCATAATTATAAATTATGTCTCCAGGTTTTACGCCTAATCTAATAAAGCTCCCTAATGAGTAAGGTCTTGCTGCTACTGGAAAAATATCTGTATCTAAAGTTAAAGTATTTACTCCTACAGCTGTAATCGTAGCTAAATCTCCACTAGTTGTATCTTCAACAGTATCTCCCACTTGAACACCAGCTGTAATAAAGTTTTTAGCTGCATCGGTTAAAGTAGTTCCAGAAGTTGAATTAGTTCCTGACTCTAATACATCAATAAGTTTATTAGCTGCGTTTCCTGTTGTGGTGCTTTCAAAATATATTGCTCCTGGGAACGGAATGTCTGTGTCGTTGCTAGGTATAACTAATATAGCCCTGCTTACTTGTAATTTTTGATATGCCATTATCTTTTATTTTTTTTGTACGGCATTAAGCGATTTAAAGTGTCACGTCTTTCGGAACACCCACAATCTTCTACGCCTAGAGCTTTTGCTCCTTTTTCTACAATCTTAGAAATACCTGTCGAATGAGTAAATTTATGAATACTGTCTCCTAATCCTTTACTTTTCATATTTAATAGGTTTATTGCAAAGATAAATAAAAATGTTATATTAGTTTTTATGAAAAATGATTTCCTAAAATATTGGCGAGTAGTAAGGTATTATATCAAGAGAAAATACAACCTCACCCAAGCTGACTTAGATATACTTTTGTTTTTATACAGTGAAGGTAGATTTACTAGACAGGTATTTAAAGCTTATGAGGGTGTAGTAAATTGGGAGCCTAAAAGATTTAAAAGGCTGCAAGAAGAAGGTTGGATTATAGTTTGGAGAAAAAGCCACGGTAGATCCTTCTCAATCTACGAGCTGTCGCATCAAGCCA